GAGGGAGAGAAGGATGAATGAGCTACCAGATTACTTTGCCATCGCAGCAAAGATTATAGAGCGTGCAGAGCGCGGTTTACCGCAAGACCGATGGATGCGCGGGGATCACGAAATGGAAGCCCTTGTTCGTGCTTATATCGCCTTGCTGCACACATGTGAAACAATGCACCACGACATGATACAGCGCGGAACTGACGCAATGGACATTAGCTAATCTGCACAAAACCTTGTAGACTGGCGGGAGCCAACACAAGGAGTGCAGCATGCAGACTTTCGTGAAAATCGACATGGATGACGATATTGAAAGCACAAGCGAGGAAGTCGATGCGCTTCTGGACTACATGGATGAGCGTGTAGAGCTTGGATCACAGCCAGAGGAAGTCATGGCTGCAATCATTGTTGTGCTTGCGCTTATGTCAGGTGAGAGCGAGGGTGCAGAGATGCTGCACTAGCATACCGAAAATGCTGCATCTGCATAACTCACGTTACATGCAGTGTGCTATGGTCATCCCGCACTAAACTGAGGGATGACCATGTTACAAGCACTGAAAAAGTTTTATCACACTATCTTAGAAAATCGCCAACGAGAGGCGGATCGTCGGATCGCCGCGATGCAGCTTCATCGGATGACTGACCGCGAGTTGCGCGATTTGAATATTTCTCGCTTCGAGATTGACCGCGTCGTGAGAACGGGCCGCCTAGTAGATTAAACAAGGCCATACCCATAGCTTGCGGCGTGGGCAGCAGCCACCCTGCTAGAAGCAATAAGAGTATCCAAGGCGGGATATTTGTTTTGTTGACTTGGATACTCTCTACACTTTTTGTTTCGATTTCTTTCAGTGTTTCAGTCTGAATGATGTCTCGCCCAGCGCTCGTCGTTTGCTCCTGCGCTACTATCTTCTGCTCGACTTCCCTCGCCACGTTGGTGCCGATTGGGGTCACGCTCACTCCACCAGATGGCGACAGCAAAGATGGCAACCCAGAGCAGCCCGATACCAACAAGGCCAAAGTTATAGCCGCTAGGCGCTTCATCCATTTAGCCAGTCCTGCACGTCAAAGCAGGGACACGCTTTTGCGCTCACTTCGTTATGACCAAACACGTCATCTTCTTCGATGTCGTAATCATCGCACAAGTCATCAATCAAGTCGCGCAGCGCTTCGTCTTGTGCTTCGGTGAAGTTCTCAAAAAAGTCATCGTCTTGCGCGCCGCCGTGACCACCAAGGACGCAGATCGCAATACTGCCCTTGTTGTGACCTCTTTGTGCGGCTGGCGTGCGCTCTACTGGGCGACCTTCTACAACAGTTCCACATCTTCCGATGACGTAATTGTAACCAATGTCTGACCATCCGCGATCCTCAGTATGCCAACGCTTAATCTCTGCTGTCTGTTCTTCTGCTGTCTTACCAGCCCACCAGTTTGGCCGCGTTGCACTGCAATGCACGAAAATTTTATCAATCGCTCTCATTTTTTAGCTCCTGCTGAAAATCCAAAGTAAGCGCCGACCACCGCCGACAGTGATCCGTACATCATCATCAACACTGCGCTGGCTTCATTCATGCGCGCAGGGTCAAGGATAACTGCGAATGTAGATATAATCATCATCATCAAACAAGCCCACGTCATGCGGCGCTTGTTGGTTTGGTAGGCTTCCTTGTCTGGTATTAGCTCATTCACTTGTAATGCTCCGCTATCCTTTTGTTCGAGGTGATTATAACCACTTTGCCGTTTTTATCCAAAACTGTGTATTTTACCACTTTCCCATGTAGACACCTAAATAATAAATCCCAATGACGCAGGCAGTAAACGCAAGAATAATCCCAGTAGCGACTTGGATTTTCTCCATCATTTCTTCTTGTCTTTTTTCTGCTGCTTTTCGCGCAGCTTGGCGCTGTTTTCGCGCCTCATTTTGCCACTGGATCCACCTATCCCATTGGCCAGGTTGCCCATACAAACGGATATGTGACTCTAATTCTTTACGTTTTTCTTTAATGTTTTCAAGGGCTTGGAACTCTTCCCAATCGCCTTCCTCACCCCCGGTTATCGCCGTGAGCGGGTTATTTTTCTTCTTTTGTACGGCTTGTTTTATATCTTCTTCGGCGGTGAGAAACTTGCCTACAGCCCCAATAACGCCCGCAGTTTCTTTACCATTACCAATAGCAGTCTTGATAATCGAATAAGCGGCGTTCGCAGCGGCAATGCTCTCCAGAATAGCCATGTCATTTTTCCGCCATCTTCTCTAATGTCAGGCGAATTTGCTGGATGTTTTCATCTATACGGGCTGACATGATCGCCTGAGTTTGTGTTGTATCTTCTAACTTTTGGATCATAATTTCATGGCGCGCTATGTTGCGGGTGTTTTCATCTACACTTGACGCCATAGTGGACACATACCACACGACGCCTACGGCTTGAGCGAACACTGCAACAACAACGCCAATCTTTTCCATCAGTATTTACCTTCCCATACTCGTAAGGCTGAAAATTCGCTACTCATTAACTTCTTTTTTATCACATCTTTGACGGCTTGTGTATCCGTCCAGGCTACCCCAGCCTCTTTTAACCAGTTTGCCAGCATCGCCATATCGACATTGCCGACGTGCTTGTAGTCTGATGCGAATGCGTTTGGCGCAAGCTCACGCGCTTGGGCCGCATCCTTTAGTGCGGCTGTCGCGTCGTGCGTTTTCTTGATGATAATTTTATCATCTTCAAACTTGATGGTTTCTTTAATTTTAGTTGAGGTGTTTGCCATCTTCCCAAGCCTCATTGATGTCAGGTGTTGATGGATCATCGCCTTTTAGTGTGCCGTCTGCTTTTCTGGCGCGCTTACGCCTCACAGGCGCTTTTTTCTTTGGCGCTGGTTTCTCCAATGGCAACTCAGGTAAAATTTCTAGTGCGCGTGGCTTAGTCGTCAGGATGCGACGCACCTCTTCTTCCGGCAGATCCACAATATCACCAGCCGTGACGCGACCTTTGCATGTAGACATGCTGCGGTATGTAACTAAAACTCTCATTTTGCTCCCTCATATAAAAAGAGAGTGAGGGCGTTAACCGCCCCCACCTTTGACGTTATGACGTTGTGTTATCAAACACGCCGCCATTTGCAGCTTCGTTCTTCGCACACAATGTCAATTCTGTTACGACTTGACGTTTAGTCGCGTCACCAGTTTTCGCCAACTCAATGTTTTTAGTTGGACGCAGTGTCGCAACTTCCCACATATCGTCTTGGATTATTAGAACGTCCCGCGAACGGTTCTCCCTACTAGGTAGGAACTCAACGGTACCCCACGGGGTGACGTACACCGCCAGTGATTTGATCACACGCTCGTCGCCCGCTTGCACGTTTGAACGCTGGTTATTGTTTCCAGAAAATGCGAGGGCTTTGTTCATTTGGAATGCCGACAAATATACCGTGTCGGGGTTCCCTCCATTCACCCAAATTGACTGCATTACGCTGTCAAAACGTGTTTGGTCAAACGCTTGAAGAGTTGTTGTCTCATCAGTACGTGTGTCTGTACCATCACCAGTTGGGTCTGCACCTTCATTGTCACCAAAGTCAGTGTTTGATGTCAACCAAGCTGGTACACCCGCCAACTCACGCGCTGAACCGTTTGTGTTCACTTTTGCGTTAGAGTCAAAAAGCGCCTTTTCAATATCGAGCTTTTGCTCTTTGGCGATTTTTAAGGTGGTATATGCGATCTCAGACGCACGACCAGCTTTATCCAACCCTTCATCGGTATCCGCAATAACAACGGCGTTCTTGAAAATTTGGGTTGCATTGTTCAGACGTACTGTCGCAGTGACACTATCGAATGAAGTTTCATCCCCCTCCAAGTGAGCGTTTGCCGCACTTGAACGCAAAGAATCAGTTTGCCATTCTACCAAAGTGTTGCGCGCAGTTGTCTTGCGACACTTCGTATAAAATGGGGTGGATTCAGGTGAAATATTTGTGATGATATCTGACAAATCTTCACGAATGCCTACTGCATCGTAACTGTCAAATGTTCCGCTTACTTGTGCCATGATTTACTCCTAAGGCTTTAACATTAGACTGAGGGCGTCCTCAATCCGACCAGATTTACGGAGCTTCTGCTCCTGTTTCTTTCTAGCCGCAGACTGACCTTCGCTTGCTCTACGCTTGGCGCCAGCCTTTACAACTGTTTTTGCTGGTTCACCTCGAGTTGCCGCACGCTTCTTATCCTGCAAACGGCGCCATTTCATAGCGTCGTTCAAAGCCCGTACATACCGGGCGTCAGTCACACCTTGAATTTCAGCTTCACTGAAACCGTAGTGAGTGCCAGTTTTAACTAGATCAGCCTTGAGCGCGTCACCCTTTTCGGGATCTGCGATGTCAGGGATGTGCTGTTTTAAAACTTCAGCTTGCTGCGCCAGAAACTGCATTCTCTGCTGCTCTGTCGCCGCCTGCTGTTGGCGTTGAAGTTGCTGCACTTGTAGAACCTGGGCATCGTATTGCTGCTTGGCCTCGTCGTACTTAATCTTCTGCTCCATATACCCAATTGGGTCTTTATCGAACAGCTCAGTCGTCGGGGGTACAGGCGGCGTGACGCCAACTTGTTGTGCTTGCTGGTACATGCGCAAAACTTGCTGTTGTTGCTGCGCTAGTTGCTGGGCTTGCTCTTTATACTGTTTTTCAACTTGAGCAATCTCCTGCATACGCTGATTGATGTACCCCTGTCCGGCGGCAGATTGTTTCAACTGGTCAAGTGTCCACATCTCTTCTTTGCCGTTAACTTTAACGGGGATGAGATTGGTTTCCTCAGGAACCTCTGCTTCGATTTCAGTGTCATCTAATTCAACGTCGTCGTAGTCCACGTCATCGTCATAGCTCTCTGCTTCCAGAGTTGGCTCTTCGGGTTCAGTGTCCTCAATAACAACCTCTTCAGCTTCCGCCTCAACCTCAACGGCTTCGGGCTCTGCTTCCGGCTGCTCTGGCGGTGCAGTCATTAACTTTACCGCTTCCTCAATAGTAGTCGCATTTTCCACGGTGCTACTTCCTTTGTTTTCGGTCTAACAGTGTCTCTGCCGCTATTACGGCGTCGAGGTACACTTCGACCGCGTTTAACGCGCGCAGGATTGCGTGCGCCTCTTCTCGCACCTCAGATTGCTCCTTGGTGCTGTTGGCAAATATGCTCATCTGAGCTTGCCGAACCTCTTCGAAAAACTGCGTGAACGCAGTATCTTCTTTTAACCTTTTTGCGTCATCCGCCTTGACGCGTACTGATGTACTCATTGTCTACCCTGCGCGATGTTTGCGACCTGACGTACTTTATCTTGTTCTGCCTTGATGCGCGCCACGTCAACATTAGTTCCGTACTGACCCGCAATTTTAGCTGCATCCACCAATAGATCCTGTGCCATCTGGTCACGTTTTAGATCGTTGTCTGCCGCTGCTTTCTGTGCTTCAAATTGCAGCTTCGCCATATCTGTTTGCATTTTAGCCTGAGCTTTCATTTGCTCTGCCTGCAAAATCGCCGCGTTAGGATCAGGCATTGGCTGCTGTTGCGCCTGAGCTTGTGCCTGTTGCGCTTGCTGCATCATCTGCTGTTCTGCTTCCGGCGTCATTGGCGCAAAGTAGCGTTCCGCGTTTCTGATGCCTGACGCTGCCAAGATATCCGCCAAAGTGTTGCGGATGTTTGTAAGTGAAACCAGACCGTTTGTCGCGCCGTACTGCTGGTAAACTTGCTGCTGGATTTGCAACATACCGTTCAACGCTGCGGCTTTCTCCTGCTCACGTCCGGTGCCTAGCCCGACGTTAATTTGCACGTCCATTTCAGAATTCCACACGTCAGGGCGAACTGGGATGTACTGACCGTTGAGCTGCATCAACTGCTCTTCGTCTACATTCTTGACGTGCAGTTTTAACATCAACGCAAATAGTTGACGCATACCTTCCGCTAGATTCCGAACCATCACCTCAACTTGCGCAGCCGCTGCGTCTACCGTCGCCTGTACGCCCGCCGCAGTGGTGGACTGCATCGCATTCGGGTTCAGTGCGACGTTTTGTGATACACCTGTTTTCTGCTCAACTAGGGCGTCCATGTACTGCAATGCGCCAAGTGTTTGGCCCGCCGTAAATGGCACGGCTAAATCTTGGATCGCCCCAGCCTGACGCATACGCACAATGGCGCCAATTTCGTTGTTAAGCACGTCGTCAATATTAACCGCGCCATCGACGATCCCGATACGTGGGTTATTCGTCATGGCGACGTTATCGAGGATCCCACGAATAATCGCTGTGCTTGCGTCCTGGTCATCCATGATTAACTCTGCAAGCGAACGCCCGTACATTGTGTGCGGCTCTGGGTCTACCTCAAACACCGCAAACGGAATCTCGTCAACCAATTCGTAGTCCAACAATTTGTACTTGCTGCCGCCACAGATAAATTTATGCAGAGTTGGCACGCCTGTACCCTCTACATCTAAACGCATGTAGGCTTCAGTGATCGCCACATTGCGCATTGCGGGGTCACCGGACTGATCCTCATAATCGTCTTGACTGTAGCCCCGGCGCTCGATGTCCTCTGCCTCGCTAATATCTGACGCGCCGTACAAGCTATCCAAGTCGTAAACTTGCTCAAACGGGTAACCCATTGCCACCAAGTCACCAACACGCATTTCTGTGCGGTGCGCAATCACGTATGCGTCCTGCAAATTACGGGCTTGTGAGTTAAAAAATATTTCTTCCGGCGGCACGCTCTCAATACGCAACGCACCCTCCGGGGTAACCCGGCTAACTTTCAAGTCATATGACGGCAGCTCCACCTCCGCGCCTGTTTGGTCAACGGTGATGCTGGATGTCATTGTCTCTTCGATCAATGAAATGTCTAGCTCGTTCAGAAGTGCGTCACGCTCCTCCTGAGTTAGCCCGGTGATCGTGTAAGTTTCGCTGTTATATCTTGTTTCCCAGTATGCCTTTACGACGCCTTGTTTTTTGATAAGAGCGTCGTGGAATGCGTCATTAAGAACGCGGAAACCGTTGTTCTTTTGGAACACGTAGTGCATGTAATCTGACGCCTGCTCCGCAAACGCTACATCCTCTGGGCCTTTCGGGATAAACTCCACCGGGCGTGCAGTAGACATAAACACACGCATCAGGCTTGGCTTCACCGCACGTACGGTATCACGTACTTTTGTGGCGACAACGCTGGATCTGCCATCCTCGTACCCAATGTCAACTTCGCCGTCAAAGTAGCGCTGGGCCTTGATGCGTTCGTGCGTTATTTCGCTTTCAACAAAATCAACAGCCTGGGCAATCGCGTCTTGCACGATACCCTCAATTTCGGTGAAACTCTTTTCTTTAGGTTCCATGTTTTATCCTTACTGTTGACCGCCAAATAAGCCTAACACGCCCTCTGGATTTTGTGATGCGCCATAAATAGCACCTGATCTACCGCCAGCATACAACGCTTCCGACGCTCTTTGAATCACGTTTTGCAATTGTGCAGCACCGCTTTCGTCGCGCAGCATGTTTTTAATAAACTCTGGATCGCGTGACAGTAGCGCCTGCACGACTTCCTCGCGCTGCTTGTCCGTCAAGTCTGGGCGGGTGCGCCCTGCGATTTTCCGCAGGATGCGCACCAAGCCCAAGGTTGTACCCGCCTCAAGTACATCCTCAACTCCGATATCCATGCCCTGACGCGCTTGCTGCGCCGCAGATGATGCTGTTGGCGATTTGCTTAGGATGGACTTAGCAAATGCGTCTGCACCTTCTTGGGTTTGTAGTTTATTGGCCAGGTCAGCAATATCTTCGCCGGGGAAGATAATACGCAACATATTGCCTAACGGCGATTCCTCGCTTGCCAAATCCGCCACAATCGATGCCGAACGCTTACCTGTCATGGCGATGCGCATTTTCTGCCAGATACCTGTGCGGTACGCTGCAAGTGCGTCGTCGCCAAGTGCGGCAAAGCGATCAACGTCCAGCTCAATTTGGTCAACGTCTGGGTTAGCCTTAAACGCTTTTTGACCAGCTTGGAAAGCACGGTCTTGATCCATCATTTTATTGTACGTTGCGCGGGCTTGCTGCGTTTCGTCGCTCAACATATCAATTGTTTGGCGCAGCTCGTTTTCAGCTCTACCGTAAGCCTGAGCAGTACCGCCTTCGCCAGCTTTATAATATTTACTGCGCAGATCCGCCAAGGCGCGACGCACAATTTCAGCTTCCTCGATTGTTGGCGCACGTAATAGCTGAACTGCTCCATCTTCGCCAATCTCAAAGAACATATCGCGGCCTTCAACGCCAAGCTCACGTCTGACCGCGCCAAATGCCTCTGGGATGCGACGGAAAATGTCTTGGAACATAGGCATAGCATTTGGTGAAATCGGACGCTGCATTGCTGGTGAAGAGTACAGATCCTGAGCCGCCTCTTTTAAGCTACCTAACTTCTCAGCCTGATCCGCCAAGATGTTACCGCCGGGGGCAACGTCTGTCAGGTACTGCTGCATCTCCTCAACTAGATCGCCGCGTAGCTCACCCGGACGCTGTTTCGCTGCCTTTTGTAATAATGTTGCGCCGGGGCCACCCGCATCGAAATATCCGCGAACCACCTCACGCAGCGTGGCGTTCTCCGCCATCAATTTACCTTCAGCAACTTGAATATATGCTTCCTCCGGCGTAATCCCCGCTTCTTTGGCAATACGCTGTAGTTCCTGTTCCACCGCGCTGCCAGCTTTATTCCCAAATTTACGGCGTGCGTAATCCATGAAGTTTCCGACAGTACCTTGTAGCGCACGGCTAAATAAATCCGCACCTAGCCCTGTCGCGCCACCTAAGCCCGCACCAGAGACTAAACCTTTAATCCTTTCCTCAGTTTCCTCTGCGGATAAAAAGCCCGTTGCTGCGCCTTGTAAGGCGCCGTAGCCTACGCCACCCGCTAATGTCTCCGGCGCTACAATCCCAGTGGCTTTACCTAAACGCACTAGATTAGGGTAACGTGCCGCCATAGTAGCTACACCGCCTGTCCCGCCAGTAAAGAGTGACGCAATGATAGCGGGTAATACAGCGCCGCCAATTTCTGACCCCAGTGAAAGACCGGGGCGCTCAGTGCCGAACTGCTTAACCTGACCGCGTACTTCCTCAAGTATCTCGTCGTATTCGCGTGTGCCTAGAATGCTGCGTATATACGCCTCAGCTTCATCTGCGCCACCAAAGGTTAAGCCTTGAGCCGCTGCCCTTGCTACGCCACTGGCGACCCCAACTTGGTTTTCCTGGTCAAACTGTGCTTTTAGTCGTTTCTGTTCTTCAGTCGCCATTGTTATTACCCGCTTCTAGGAGTTGTCTTACTTGATCCGCTGATAAGCCGTTCCACTGTTCTTGCGTGTATATGTCTTTCAAACCCTCAGGCACTGGCCCGTTCGCGCCGATCTCAACATTGCCGTCCTCAGTTGGCGGTTCAATTGGCGCAAATGTCGGTAGAGGTGTAGGCTTAGGAATTACATCATTAATAATTTCATCAGCTATACCTGCATACTGAGCTGTAGCCTTTGCTCTGTTATATTCACCTTGCGCCTTGTCAAAATAAAACTTAGCGTTTCTCTGCGCTGTGCCTAATATCTGCTGCCGTACTGGCTCAGGTAAACTACCTGTTCCCCCGATAAAATTCTGCACGCTTGAAACTAACGCTCGAACCCCACTACCAGCCCCTGCAACCGCTCGTTGTTCCTCACTTCTAACAACACTTTCAGGATCTAAGATTTTTGAAAAGGCAATAGTTAAGACGTAATCGTCAACGCCTGTTTTATTTTCTACAGCCTCTTTAATTTGGCGATAGCCATTTGCGATCTCATCGTAAATCTTATAACTTCTAGTTACTAAGTCGTTACTTAAATTACGGACAATCGTAACCTGCTTTTCATCAAGTTTCTTTAAGGCCTCAGGATCGCCCTCATAAAGCACCTTACCAGTTTCATCCACCAACTTATCGCCAATAACCTTGACGCCTGGCTTCTTAATGCGTTCCTGAACGATGCTGCCCCAGACGGTTGCCGCCATCTCAGGGTTTTTCTCAACAATCGCCGCAATGTCGCCGTAACGGTTTTCCTTTAACCACTCGACGGTTTTATTAACCCTGTCTTTGTCAAGTTGAGTTTGCCCTGCCTGGCGAATAGCTGTGCCCGCACGCATCTCCGGCATAATTAGCGGATCTAACGCTGCGGCAAAACTCTGGAACCTTGTTAAGCCTGTGTCCGGGCTTTTCTCACTTGCGTAGTCTAAAAGACCGCGCAACATACCCTTGCCCGGTTTTTGCGTTGTCGTCGTTGCTGACGCGCCTAGTGGTGCTGATGTCGGTGTCATTGTGTTATTCCCTACATAGCCTTTCATAATGTCTTGCACGTATTTCTGCGTTTCATTGAACGGAGGAATACCGCCGTACTTGCGAACATTACCCGGCCCCGCGTTGTACGCCGCCAACGCAATCATTGGATTCCCGAAAGCCTCAAGTTGCTGCTTATAGTAACGCGCTGCGCCAGTGAGGTTCTGGATTGGATCGTTTGGGTCTACACCTAAATCAGACGCCGTACCGGGCATAAGCTGGCCCAAGCCGATAGCGCCTTTTGGGCTAACCGCCGTAGGATCAAACGAGCTTTCCCGGTTAATCATGCGCACGAATAGATCGGGGTCAATCCCGATCTCTCGTGCTATCCGGCGTGCCTCTGCGCGGTAATCCATTTATTCATACCCAATCGACTTACGTTTCGCGTCCATAAACGGCTTAATGATTGATTTAAGAATTGGAACTTTCTTAACAATCTTAGCAACACGGGCGCCGTACTTATCGTATGCGTTAAAGAACCAATCTGGTGAGTGACCAACAACCCAATCACGGAATTCCAGCCAACGCGGATCATCCTCGCCGTAAACCTCACGCGCCACCCAACAGAAACTTGGCATCATCGCCAAAGTCTGTAGGTAATTAAATAACCCCGGTGATTGTGTTTGTGTCGTTGTGCTTTGCCCCGGCGTTGCACCCAGTGCAGCAAGTGGCGCCGAAAGTGACGCGCTCGGTGCACCAGTAAACCCAGCGTACTGACCCTTAGCCGCATCAATAAGCGCTTGCTGTAGACCCTGCTGTAGTAAGCCTTGTTGTGCTTGCTGCTGCTGGATCTGTGACCCGATGTTGAAGCCTTGCTGACCTAAGCCTGCCAGACCAGATGCAGCACTCTGGCGGATGTTAGCGCCAGTAAATTGACCTTGGTAGTTAGCTAAGTTTGCTGCTTGCTGTCTTGCCGCCGCTGCCTCTTCAGCTTGTCGGTTGGCAATATCCGCAGCATATCTTTGACCGATATCATATTGCGCTGCCTGCTGTGCTTGCTGGAACGCGTTTTGTCTTTGCTGCGCCGCAAAGTCCATACCCATGCGCCCGTATTCGCCAGCTAACGTGCCCTCAGAAACACCGTGACGCGACCCACCAAAAGCACCAGCTTTCTGCGCTGACGCGCCTAAGTCTTGCGTTGCTATCTGGCGTTGGCGCTCAATATCAGCTTGCCCACGCTCAATAACTTGCTGCGTGTATGGGTTCATGTACTGGCCCATATCTGTGCTTGCAAGCTGGCCCGCTTGTATTGGTGATCCCGCAACGCCAACTGCCTGCATATTTGTTGGCTGGAAATTTGCTAAGTTACCGTATGCGTCTTTAGCCTGGCCCATTGCCCCGGCTGATTGTTGGAAGATGTTGCCTCCGCCTGCTCCTGCTGCTGCACCCATTTTACGCGTCCTTCTTTATCATACCCACCGCAAAGAATTGAGCGGTGCGTAATGTGAATTTAATAGCGCCAAGTAGAGTGCGCTTCTTGCCGTTCGCAAATGCGATATAATGGCGGAATTCCTGGTAGTGTTCGTGCGCCTTACCTTGCTCGATCTTTTGCTTACCAAGGTAACGGTAACCCCGACGAATTGCCTCACCCCACCACTTGTCGTGCAGGTTATGCATACACCAAACAACTGCCTCACGTTTCATTTGCGGTGTAAAGCCGCCAGAAGAAACAGCGTGCGTTGCGATTACGCAGCCGTCGCCACTATCGCCCGCGTAGCCACTGTCAGAGCTGTCATCACGGCGACCTGCGCCAATGTTAAGTGTGCGGGTTAGTACGTTACCTGGCAAGTCTACATTTGTTGTGAGACTTTGGTTTAGGTCTGACGCAAATCCATCACGCGCTGTAGTTATTGCGCCCGTTACATCCTGTATGGCACCAAGAGGCCCGGTTGTCGGATCGCCTTGAGCATAAGAGCCGCCGACATTTCTGATGCCAGCCGCGCCCATAGATTGTCCCGCCATTGCATATTGATCCGCCATACTTAAACCGGGCTGGTTAAAATCGTCAGATGTCATATTAGCAAATTGCTGGTTTGCTGCCGCAATATCTGCCGAGAATGCTGGGTTATCCTCTGGCTTCGCTGTGCCAGCAGTTATTTGCGCGCCATAATCCGTGTACGCGTCATCAATTATTTGATGCGCAATATCTTGACTGCCGCCGTATGTTGTGAAGCTCGACCCGCCAGCGCTGCCTGGCATCCCACCAGAGGTGTCAATTACAGATACACTATCACCCCCGCCACCTGTGTTAGTTTCTACTGGGGCTGGTGCAGCAGTGTAATCAATAGGATCCCCCATCATCGAGCCGCGTTCCCCGGTGATCGGGTCAATGAAGAAGCCTTGCATATATTCATATTGGCCTGGGCGCTTTGTCTGCAACTCCTGCAAACTCTGCTCGTACATTGGCGCCGATGAATAGCCACGCATACCGCCCGCAAAAGTTTGGGCCTCTGGCATCCCGGTTAGCTCTGACGCGCCAACTGTTGGCATACCGAAAGCCCCCGCCGCCATGTTAGTTGAACCAAACGCAGCCTCCTGCATAGGCGTGAACGCAGCCACATCCGCACCGTAATACGGAACATAACCAAGCCCAGCTATACCTTCGGCTCGATTCAAGTTACGCTTTGCCGCGTCCTCAATGTACTTTGGGATTTCAACGCTTGTTGATGTTGAGCCGCCTTTAGACATTCTCAAACTCCTTAATGTATGACGTGTGCACGGCCTGCCACCCATGCTCCGCTAATGGTTTTTTCCAGCCGTGGCGCCCCGTCATAGTTAAAGCCTCGCAACCTTGCGTCTTGGCCCATGCTATCACATCTTTGTGCATTTCCATAATCTGCTGCAATTCACCGCCACCTAGAAAAACGTGTAGTACCTTTTTTTTAGGATATACCACAATTTCCGTTATTATGCACCCCTTTGGCGCGGGCCACAACTGCATCGCTCCCGAATACAGCGAACGCTCCACATCTTCAAAGTCGTGAGTGCCACCAGAATACTCCAATGCCGCCTCGATCCAGCCCCGGCAACGCTCTAGCTCACTTATGGGGCTATGCGCATTCATGCATGTATCCTCGTAATCGCAAGCGTTGACGCAGGCGATGCAGGCGCGAATGATGTTGCCGCCGTAGAGTTTAAGCTACCGTTGGTGCTATCTACTGCCCACTTAACTTCCAAGTAATCATCGTCATCTACGTCAAAGATTGCAGCGCGAGACACAACCAAGTTTGCGCCGTTTTGGTGCAGCACATTTACCATAGTTGATCCTGTTACGTTTGTGCCATTGATTGCAGGCCAAAAGTAAAAGGTTACATCGCTAGAAGATGAGGATGTTATCTCAGCAGTGAAAGTGATTAAATATTCGCCGCCTTCCTCAAAAACTATGCGCTCGTTGTTGGTTGCGTCACGGTCAATCTTAAAGTTACCACTGGGCGCATCGTAGGTAATAGAGTATGCCGTATCCGCTGCCGCCGCCGTAACATCTGTGCTGCGTATAAATGTTGCGTGACCACCCTCTAGTACAACCTGACGAAATTCGCCATTCTTGGACACAACTGGGTATTCCTCCTCACGATCATAAAGAATAACGCCATCTTGCGCAGCGCTATCATAATCTCGCCTGTGCGTAAGAAAAGAGCGTGTACTCTGTATCCACGCACTAAACTTCTCTGCCCATACTTTGAAATCTGGGCCTACTGGAGGTGCGCCGTAAAAGCTCATCGCTTGCTACCTTGCCGCGCATCTAGACGCATGACACCCACACGCCAATCTGCTGCCTCTACACCCTCAACACGCATTCTGACCTGACGACCTTGGAAGCGCACAGATGTTGGGTTCGCCGTGTTAAACGGCCCCTTTTCTGTCTCCACTGCATTCGGATAGTTGCGCACCTTAAACTTCAAATCCACATCGCCCTGCGTCTTTTCATCAGGTATGACATTGGTGACTTTCATCAGACGCTCACCAGTGCCAATAGCAATTGGGCCTGTCTCAGCGTATGGCTTTGCGCTGTCATAATCAAAGCCAACTTCATGCTCGTACACTTCACCGTCTGACTTAACCATAAAGGGCAAGCGAAACACGCCACGATCTACGCCAGAAGTGCGGTCAATATCTCCAGTTATCCAAATGTTTTCTACATAATCATAGGCAACGTATTTATCGCACTCACTTGCACTTTGTGATTGGTAGAACCACCAAACTTCATTCCATTGGCTATTAACCATTGCCTGCACTTTGGATGCTTGGTCATAGTTAATATTTGTAAATACTAGGTCAGCTACCTCACACGGCAACTCACGAACAACGCCGCCTGAGTAAATAAAGAAATTACGCCGTCCCATCCAGATTACGCCAGCATCAACAGATGCATAAGCACCCGCTGCGATTAATCCGCAAGCGTTACCCACGCGCTCAAATCCGTAAACAAATGGTGGGCCTTGGTATGTCATCGTGTGAGCATCTTGATCCGTAAGCAGCAAAGCCTGACCGCGCGTTCTTACACCAGCTAAAACTGTGCCAGTTGTTTGTAGCTCTATGTCACCAGCTTGGTTTGTCGCTGCTGCCGTCCATGTGTTGTAATCTTCTTGGTCAGAAAACTGCACCTTACGAGGATTACCACCCGCTCCTAATGCAACTAGAAAACGCTCCTCAGTTACAAACGCAGCCTGACAGCTTGTCGGCGCACCAGTAATTGCCGCTGCATTATTTGCAGTATTTAAGTCCCAAGCTAAAATTTTTCCGTCATCTGGACTGCAAGCAATTAGTTCCTCGCCCCAGTTATCTAGCGACCATGTAGTTGCGCGTAGAATAGAACCTAAGTCTGGACGCTGAACGCCCCAGCCAAACAAGCCCCAACCGCCTGAACCCCAACCAGTATTGATAGACGCATCTACACGACCATCTGTCAATGCTGCAGGAGTGATGTCATGTGTAACTGAGCTTTCAAGCATAGCTGTAAGGGTGTCATGCGAACCAAACGCCGCATATCTCTCACCATCATTTGCGACCCAAGTGTGAACACCGCGAACAACGCCACCCGCGTCTACAGCCGTATTGTCAGACTGAGCGCGAGTTCGCCATCCGCCTACTGGGCGCAAGCTATCCTCATGCCAACGCACTAGGTTTACGTCACGCCAGCGACCCTGAGATTGATACTCTGTGCCGTTTGCGTACTGCCCCTTGGGGATGTTTAGCGGGACTAAAGGCATGTCGCGTCCTTATGGTTTAGTGGGCCAATCGTCGTCGTTTAAGTGGGGCCAGTTAGCGTGGCTTGTGATGTCACGCAGTGCTTGGCGATATGTTGTCATTTCCGCTGACATTGTTACGTCAGACAGAGCATAAAAGTCTGTTACAGATATTAGATTATCACGAGCCGCCCTGTTTTCTTGCGCGACCAAATCATCATAATCCTGTGTTTCATCAGATGTTTTGTCTGAAACAGTCCACCCTAGTTCCCAATTATCGCCGTTTAGCGTAGGCGTTGTTTTCTGCGTTAGGTTCTGCGTTCTTTCTGTATATGAAGGACGATCTAAAATTGTAACCGCATACAAGCCGTAAGAGGCGAGTGTTTCGCTGGAAATTTGTCTTGGGAAAGACGTATTGGGATTATCACGCCGCAGATCGCCGACCGTGTAGGGGTATTGGTCTACTGCTCCGTTTGTTACCTTAACGTACATTTTATACTCCTATATGCCATCTAGGTCTGTTGATATTGTTGAAGAACTTGCGCTGTTGTCAGTTTCAGAGCCAAAACTAATTGAAACACTTGTATTATTTGTAGTTGTTGGCGTTGAGACTGACGTTGTTTCTGACGCAATAGTAAAGCTAGACGATGTTGCATAGGTCAAAGTCCAGTTGCCATAAGTGCCGCCGATGCTGCTATAATCTGACGGTATCTTCATAACAAACGGCTTATATCCCGCATAAATACTAGAAACGTAGTAAACGCCACTAATATACATGTCGTCGTTGTCATCTATTAAGCAAGTACCAATGTTGTAAAAACCCGCGCCAGCAGATATGTGAAGTTCCTTTTGAAATGTGCCGCTTTCGTTAAATGTTTGCAGCCAAAAACCTGCGTTGCTGTCACTTGAGTTTGATATTCTTAACATGCAATGAATGTCGCCCGTGCTTGACGCTAGTGTAGGCCCACTTGTTAAGCGATTTCTTGTAGAGTAATTAAATGTTTTAGACCAGCCAACAGATGTAAATGGGTAGGCTGTTTTCGCTAAAACAATTTCATCAGTATAGAAATCATCTGGCGATTGCTTAAACACAACATAGAAGTTACCGTTGTAATGAGCAATACTTGATGGGTGTGGGTCAATACTTCTATAAGTACCTGACGTTGTTAAGTCTTTTGCGACATCGTGCGCACCAGCATGTGTAATTGTCCATATACATGCAGTTGTATTTGCCCCAGACCCCCGATAACCATAAACATAATACCTGCTGCTATCAAAATAAGTAGAGTTTGGAAACCAAGGAACCATTGGATAATATCTGCGTGTCCAATCCGCTGTACCCGTTAATGTTCCCGCGTCCTCCTTATAAAAAGCCGCGCCAAGCGTACTGAGTTTCATGCCATGATAAATATCATCGCTGTATATATCAAAAACTTGATATGGTTCGTCTTTCCATCCGCCACTGCCTGCCACTTGCTGCGTAGTGCCAGATGAATTAAACTTGTAAACTACAAAATTGGTAGTAGATGAAGCAGCAACAGGAACATAAACATTGTCACTACTGTCAATTGCTAGGCCATAGCCTAAAGTATTGTTGCTTCCCTTGGTAATGATTTCCGACCACTCCACAGAGCCGCCAGAACTTAATTGCACAACCGCAGCTTTGTTACTAGCACCCCATTGGTTAAAAGCTAATGCAATGCTGCCGTTGGAATTTAAGGCCATACGAGGATTGTAGCCATACGATCCTGAAGTGATCGTACTGTCGTTTACATCGCCAACCCAGTACCCACCATCAGCCCCAGCAGATGCCATCATTACTTTTTTGAAGTTTACCATTGTTGGTTATCCCATATCTTGCCCAGCAGTAAAGCCGTAGTAAGTAGTTCCTCCATCAAATGTTAGAAATACAAATACATCTACACCGCCACTAGATGACGTTATGGTGGGTGTTACACCTCTAGGCCAGTCAACGCTTGAGGGCCATGTTACTGCGCGTGTCGTGCTATCTTGCGTAACTTTAAAGGTAAACCCAGACACATTCCCAGAAGCCGCAGGATTGCTAAATGTGTAGGTTACATCTTCACTTAACGTGTGCGTAAAGTTTGTGCCATCTCGCAAATTAAGGGTTGCCTCGCCTGAGCTTGATGTTATCGCAGTGCTTTGCTCTGTAATGCCATTGCTAAATGCCACAACGCCATTTGCGTCAGCAGTTATAAGATCAACCTCTGAAACATCAGCCGCCGCGCCTGCACCGTCAGTGTAAATTAACTTTGTGGCATTATTTGCCACTGTGACGTTAGTGCCTGTGCCTTGCGTAAAGGTGGCGTTAAAGCCCGATGTGTTGACAACAACGTAGAACTTCTGCGCGTCATTTGGGCTTATCGTAATTGTGCAAGCCTCTGTGGCACCGTCTAAGATAAGCACCTTGTACATGCCATCCGACAGGCTGTCACCTGTGGAGCCGTCCGTTGTGCTAAGTGTGTGGGCAGCACCTGAACTAGATAGATCAATCGTGCCGACCCCGTTTACCGCGCGATCAACAATGTCAAAGTTACGGTTTGTAATCTGACCCCATGTATCTGTCTTTTCACCGTCAGCGATCTTCTCAATCGCAATGTTTGTTGTCCAAGTGCTTGCCATGTCAAATCCTTTGCTTGCTTGGCATCATACTCATTTTATGCTGCTTTGTCTAATTCATCTAAGCTGGACTTTAGCATCTCTATAAATGCTTTCTGCCCAACGCGCAGTTGGTCTAAGTTAAACTCTGCCGATGTGATCTTTTGCTGCAATGAGTTGATGTGGTTTACCATCATCTTTTGCTCATCTGTAAGCTGATCCTCTGAGTACTCTTTGTCATCTAGCGTAATAGTAGCCTTTTTTTCTTCAGCCATTTTACTCTCCTTTGTTAAGATGCTGCGTCTATTGAATGGACGCCGTACCATGTTGTGCCGCCATCGCGTGTCCAGAAAACGTAAATATCAGTTTCACCCGCTGCGGGTGCGTCTGGGGCTGTACCGCCAGCCCACTTCACATTGTTGTTTGTGCCAAAGTCTACTGTGTATGCAGTTGTTGAGTGGCCTGTTAGCTCTAAGACAAAACCATAACTCCATGCACTAGCCACACTATTAAACGTAAACGTGGTATTACCTGTCATGGTTAAACTAAATGCTTGGGCAGTGTTGCAGTTTACCGTTACTGATGTGCCTGATAGTGCGTCATAATCTTCGTAGTAAATTGAGTAGTTATACATAGGCACAGTTGTGCTACTATATGTACTAGTAATAGTATTAATGGCGTTATTAGCAATCCTAAAAGTTATAGATTGACCAGAAGCAGCGTTTACAATCGTTTGGCCTGATGGGTTTTGAAGTAGAGCATAGCTATATTGACCGTCACTATCTATATGACTAAATCCCGCCCAATCAGCCCAACCCATATAACCAACATGCGCACGGGCTATTGTGGCAAAAGTATCTGTATTATAAGCTACGGATAGTCCATCAGCCGTAACAGTACCGTTTATGTTGGCACCAGTGCTGGTTGTATTGAGTTTCTGCGACCCATTGTAGTACATATATGTACCAGCACCATGCACCCCATAAAACATCCAATAATTATTTACGTCATCATAAATACCAGTAGAATTGCCATTGTCATGCATAAACACAGCACGACCACCAATGCTATACCCTTCGTATCCATTATGCGCCCCACCATCAATCTGGATAGAGCCAAAGCTGCCAGAGACAGGTTGGAAGTAGCCGTTGCCCGTGTCGCCTAAACGTACACCTGAGTTATTGACGGTCACTCTTGTGGTGCCACCTGTTGAGAGATACGCAGCATTCGGGCCAAAACTTAGGTATGTATCTGTATCACCTTCGTGCATCAAAGCATCTGATATATAAACACGGTCTACAGCATTGAGATCGCCGTTAATATCCAAATCACCGTAAATGTTTATGTCGCCATTGCCACTTACCCGCATCGCCTCGCCAAGTGTACCAGCGTTAGATGTGTGGAATACTAGGTCACTTGAGCCACTACTGGATGTGCGAACGCCGACGATTTTACTTTGACCATATTCGCTATCAACGTCTGTGCTGTTGGCAAATCTAAGTGTGGAGCTTGTATTTGCCGCCGTTGCGTTGTTATGAAGGTAAAGTGCGTTGTTATTTGAGCCAGAGCTAGTAGTTTGAATATGTAAGTCTGCGGATGGACTTGTGGTGCCGATGCCAACATTACCTGTGTTTTTGATTACCAGACGGTTTGTTAGTGTTGCTGTCGTGTCAGCGGTTCCGCTAGGGGCTGTTTGAAACACAAAATCACCAGCATACTGATACATCTTTGTGGCTTCGTTCGTTTCAATATATTTAAAGTTGCCATCTGACGCACGATATATGTTGGCGGATAGCGTTACGACATCATCTGAGGCATTGTAATTTTCAATTGCGCCTACGCCGCCAAACTGAATAACGCCTGTGCTGTTGGAGTGCCACGTTTTAGGTGCGGTATTACCCACAGACAAAACGCCACCAGACGATATGCGCATGCGTTCTGAGTTTTCATTACCAAAGGTAACATAACCATTACCACCGCTGCCAACATACGAGGCTATCCATGCCTCATTTGTAGCTGTTGTAAGCCTAAGTCTTGCGTTACTACTCGCTAATGTATTGTCTGCATTGTGTACTCTTAAACCAGTAAAATCACCTGCTTTTGTAGCAACAATATCTAATTCTTCAATAGGCGAACTCGTCCCAATCCCAACCAATCCTGAGCCGTCTATGGTAAGTCTTCTGTTATTATTTGTACCTACATACCAATCACTATTTTCATAGTTCCAGTTAAATGCGCCAACGTTATCAATGTAGCCAATCTGTAACCCATTTCCTGATGTTTCCCCTGTTGCGCTTGTTGTGATTTGAATATCTGACCGTGTCGCAGAACCGCCACTAACGTGCAGTGGAGCTATAGGCGAAGCCGTTCTTATACCCAAATTCTCCGCACTAGCATCCCAGAAGAACTTTGCCGTGGTGCCTGTGTCCTCGTAGAAGCTGATGTCGCCTGTGGAAGCTAATGATAGAAACCTTTTATTGTCTGTGTAAAAGAAAAGATTATTGTCATTATATTCTATGTAAGCGTCATCATACCCACTATTCTTAAATTGTATTGCTGTATCTGTTTGATTGCTGTCAATTACGACAGGCACTGATGTAGTCCCGTCCACAGTCAGCCCATCGCTGGTCAAAGTCCCCGTGATATTGACATCGCCTGTAATCTGCCCTGTAGTACCATCACTGTAAATCTGTAGGTCAGACCCTGCGCCGAAGATGGCTTTGTCGTTGTCGCCAAAGGTAATATTGCCCGTCAAACTTAACGACGACAAAGAAGTTGCACCGCGTAGCAAGCTGTCAATGCTGTCAAAGTTGCTGTTTAAATAACCGCCCCAGACATCTTCATCATCACCAACGGTAGGCTTTTGAAAGCTATATTGTGTTGTCGTTGTAACCATTATGCAGCCTCATTCCATGTGACGCTATCGTCTGTTTGTGATGTCCAAGTGTCGCTGGGATCAGTAGCACCCGTCCAAGTATCACTCTCATCGCTTGCGGCAGTCCATGTATCTGTCGGATCGGCCTGCTCAGTCCAAGTATCCGTAACGTCTACATCTTCTTCCCACTTCAGGCGACCTATGGCTGTCGTAAGAGCAAGCACAGATGTACTGCCGCCAATGCTTTGTACACGACTGCCAACCGCCGTAACAGATAGCGCAGCCGATACATTAGGCGCAGCCACCGCAACATAACTGCCATTCGCTACAGTTGTTGCAGAGGCCGATACAGAAAGCGAAATATTACGCTCACGCTCAACATTATCCGTAATGCTGAGTGCTGGGCTAATCTGTATACCAGATGTTGCAACACGAACCGCAACGCCTGTAACTGACAAACTAGGTGAAGCTGTCGCAGAAGCATTCGCGTTCACAGACCCAATCGGGGTCATCTCTGCTAAAACATTAACAGGGATCGCGCGAACAGTAACGCGGCTGTAATTTATGCTGGTTGTTGTGCTTGCGCTAATAGATACAGATGCATCACGCACCCGAAACCCATTACCACTTGCCGATACAGAGCTAGACGCAGAAATAGAGCTTGACGCATCAATGTAGCTGCCATCAAGCCCGTAAAACCACTTGCTATATAAACCCTGACCGTAGGCCATGCGTAAGCCCCTAGTTGAGTGTGATGTCTAAGTCTCCAGATGGAACGCGGAAAACGTCACCTGTCTCAATTGTCTTAGATGATGTAAGAGCAGCATGTGCAAGCAAGTTACCCGCAGATGATGCATCAAACACACCCACATGCGTTACCGTGCCATAGTTGGCTGTTGCCACTGGAAATTCAATCGCGCCAGAGTTTGACGCTGTATCACCGCTGACCGTGAACGTAATGCTTTGACGCGCATATGCACCGCCTGATACTTCCGTACCGCCGCCGCTATCTGATGGTGCAGCCGTAAACAATGCCAAGTACCATGCAGTCGGACGCGTACCGCCTGATGTCGTAAAGGCAAACTCTAGCACCTCTGTTTCTAAGTAGTCTGAGAAACTCATGTTGTTCTCCTAGATATATCTGCGCCCACTATAGCGCAAAAGTTAGTTTTTAGTAAGAAGTTACCTTCATTCGTAAATTCCCACTTGATTGACGTGTTCTGTCGCTGGAACTATTAACACTCGCCACGGCCCCAGAGTATAGGCTAGACCATACCTGTACGCGCTCATCTTCGCCTAAGTATGGAGCCGCTTGTAAAAGTGAGCCGTACAGGTATGCATCCGGCGCCACATCCAACAACCAGTTAGAGGTGTTGGACGCTGATAGCGCAGGAATTTTTTGGTAATACACAAGCTCAGTTGCGTATTCCTTATCGGGCGTCGGGTAAAGCTCAAATGAATCCCCGACGTGTGCGTAGTATTTTGGGCGCCCTACCGTGTCTAAACTTCTTTCACGCTTCGCAATGATGTCATCGATGCTAACCATTTCTAGTCGGTAGGTATCTGCTGATGTAATACCAAAACGTATTGTTTCGAGCCAATCCGACGGGACGGCAGAATAACGACTGTCTAGGTTAGCCGAACTGCGCTCAATCATCTTGTAGTGACGGATTTCACGTTCCATCTGATGTTCCGCTAGAGTTATAAAATCCGTTATAACGTTTGTTAGATCATCCCGATCTAACCAATCAGCTATGCTTGCTTTAAGCTCTGCGTAAGTTGTAAGTGCCATTATTTTAACAAGCCTTTCTGAGACAGGATGTTCATAACATAGTTTTTAGCTGGATCCGCCATTGACGCAGCCATGCGTGATTGCGCACCCGCAGCCATTGGTAGATCGAGTAGGGCGTTAAGATCACGCGCCGCGCGCTCTTCAGACCCTTCGGGTGCAAGCATTTCACCTAAGTATGCCATACCTTTCTGACCAGCGCCTAGTGCGCCCATTAGGCCAGCGTTAACCATATCCGCCGGGTACGACGCCACATTACGCAAAACACCCAGCTCCTCAGGCAGAGATTGCGCGGCAACTGTGCCTGCATTCTGCGCTAGATACTTTGCCGCAGCTAATTCATCATTACCATATTTTTGCGCAACATCCCCAAAATAATTATCCGGTTTTGGCGTCACGTCCATGTCCCGGCTAGGCAACATCATGTCCTGCCCGGTCTTAGGGTTAAAGCTGCGTGTTGGGTAAAAGTAGCTGTTTGCATCCGCTAAAGACATTTCTGTGCCGTCAGGAAAACGTACCATCGCTACGTCATCCTGGTAAAATACCTCAGCGTTCACACCTTCAGCCATGACTTTACCTTACGCAAAAAATTACCTATATATGTACCAGAGGAACGCTTGGAGGTAAACATGAGTGATAATTCACTAGAACACCGCGAAACTTTAGTTATGAAATATCTGACCGACGCCAAGGCAGACGCAGACCAGGCAAATAACTTTGACGACCTGATCTGCGAGGCGCTTGGTATTAATAAAAACGAAAATCCGCCAGACTTCATTTACGATGCTCTCCTAATGGGCTGCGGTCAGTAGGGCGTACCCATACTTAACAGCCCAGGCTGTACAGCGCCAAACCGATAACGACCCGCAGCATCGAGCATTGGCTGGTCAACAATTTGACCTGGCAACTGTGTTTTCATTGCGTATGTCTTGTTTGGCGCTTGCATTGGGTTGCCCTTTGCGTCGCCAAAGTAATTGTAACGCCCAAACGCTTCCGGGAATAAAATTTCCTCAGGATAACGGAAATCTAACTCACCCACGTAATCGCCCAATAATTGCGCGCCGTAAGTGCTGTGCGGGAATTGCTGGTTTTCCATACGTTTCAGCTCGTCTAGGTCAATCTTGATAATACCAGCCCCGCCGCGTCCTGATGGTAGGTCACGCTGTGATACATTCGTCACTGCATAACGCGCAGCCGCAACCGCGTCGGTTGGTAAGCCTAGATCCTTGCCGTACTGCTTTGAATCCAAGGTGCGCAGGAACGCCTTGCGATCATCCGGTTTTGCGTACAGTAAAAACTCGTCTAGCTCGTCAGACAGTAGACCGGGGAAACGCCCATCTGTAATTTTCGCTAGGCGCTGGTTAAACATCTGCACGCCAGCTTTCGGCATATCTGTCTGCTGGATTAGATCCGCAGC